CCCTTTCAGTTTACCAGCAGATGATAGGAACTCGATATTTATGTTATCATGTCGCATTATAAAATACTGCGCCAACATTCCTTGGATTGTCTTCATTCTCGTTGCAATCGGCGAAATCTGGTTCTCCACAATCACATGCTTTGCAGTTCGGAAATATTCGATTTTGTCAAACTCGGTTTTCAGATTTTTGCCTATAGTGATTAGATCGGTAGTGCCTGCATTACTCTTTTTTGCTACTATTGGTCGTAAGGTTCTCTCAGAGAAGAAAGTATTGATTTTTGTAACTAGCGATGCCTTGTTGTCTGAATCAAGGACTGGTATGAATCGGGAACTAGCCATCTGTTTTAATTCGTCCAACTTGAGTTTCTTAACACTAGCAGGAGAACATTTACTATCTGGTAGTAAATAAAAGCTCGTTTTCGCATGTTTCTCACAATAACACTCATTGTTAATTTCGTATTTGGCTTTCTTACCACATGCAGCCGGTGCCGCATCCGCAGCCGCATTCTTCTTTGATTTCGTTTTTGTTACAGAAGAACACAGCTGAACCTGCGGTTCTTGGTTCATAAGACTCATAACATTCCAATCGACCACACCACCGGTTGCGTCAAACACACAATACGCCATATTTTTAATACCGATATCGAAACTAATTATACTCATAAATATAGAATAGTTTACTATTATTCTATATCTATTTATGGTCTAAAGACTTTTGGAATACTCTTTGGTATTGCGCTCGTTGATAATGATAGATTTCGAAATCATATACTTACGGTAATCAGCATTCGTCATTATAGAGTTACTGCGTAGTAGTTTACTATTATCGTCTTCGGATGTAGGAATTGTTTTGAAGGGCGAAGGAATAGGTTTTACTAAAGTGATATCATATTTAGCATATTGGCGTTCCATTGTCTATATAATATAGTCGTAAAATTTATTTCTCCAATAACTTCAGCAATTCGGTTTTCGATAACCTACTCGGATTGGTCGCTAAACCCCGCGACGTGACTATAGTCCTGAGTTCCGCAACAGTCTGTTTCTTATAATCAACGGTCTCCTCAATAACTACAGGCGCTTCCGGTTCCAACTCGATTATTTCTTCCATAGCGCTTTCACTCATATTTATTATTTTGACATTACGTTCATCATCATCCTCATCCTCATCCTCTTCCTCATCCTCATCCTCTTCTTCATCCTCATCCTCGTCCTCATCCTCATCCTCTTCTTCATCTTCATCCTCTTCTTCCTCGTTATCACAAACATTCCTCATGAAATCCGAACTAACAAATTCACGACACATTGACATTGGATGAGAAGCCTGCACAGGCATTGAACCACACCCTTGTTTAACTGTCTTAAACTCCTGCACGAGGTTCTGAACAATCTCGAACATAGTATCACACTTTTGCTCCATTGTGCTCAACTTCTGCTTAAAGTGGTAAACCAGGAGAACAATTAATACGAATGTAATCCCTAAACTTAGCAAAAAGAACGACTCAATAAAATTAAAGGCACCCATAATTTTTACTATAAACGTATAAAAAAAAGAGTTATTACAAACGAATATATATCTAATAAATATATAAGCAATGGAAAGTGTTCAACCGAAATATGAAGTTTTAAATGCCCCGAATGGTGATTCAGGTTTTGATTCATTTAGCGGAAAGAATCTAATCATAATTGTCCTCGTTGTTCTCCTACTTCTATCGTTTGTTGGTGTGAACTTGCTCGATTATTTAAGCAATGCAATCAAGACTATAATCGCCATCTTTGGACCTATATTGACACCCATCCTATCTCTGTTTGGCTATACAACCGGCGCGGTTATTAACAAGACAGCCGATGTAGTGTCAGATACTGCGAAAACGGGAATCGATATTGCTGAGGGCACAGTTCAGAATGTAGGTAATCTTCTTATCTCCGCCAGTAAAGGGGGCGTCGATACCAGCGAACTTGACCGAGTATTGAATCTACCTAAAACGAAATCGGTAGACGACCCCGAAGAGGACACCACCGCGAACCCGATACAAAATCCCATTTCCGCGAACAAGGGCGGATGGTGTTTAGTGGGAGAACAAGCCCAACGCAGAGGCTGCATAATGGTGGAGGATGCCAACAAATGCATGTCTGGTCAGATTTTCCCCTCGAAGAGACTCTGCCTGAACCCTACAATTTCTCATCCGTAAAAATATGTGCATTATGGTATATTATGGATATACCATCATGGTCATTCACAAATGTGGGGCAATCAATGATGTCAAGTAGTTGTATTATTGAACATAAAATAATCAAGAAACCAGAGAACCTACCGGAAATAACAAACTTCGACAAAATCGAAGAATTCCTATTAAATTTTATCGATTTAGGATTTGAAATAAACCTTGATTTATTTATAGAATTATACATCTAATGCAGTTATCGCATATGCGATTTGTGCTGGAGGTGCCGGACTCAGCGCAGCAAATGAACATTTAAATAAGGTCGGCGTAGTCAAGTTGACAATAGCACCCGATTTAAAGTTTGTATAGGTTCCTACCTGGGACGTAACCGACGTCGTGCACTTTATTTTTATAGTATAGACGAATCCATATTGTGTAGGGAGAACCAAGTTGGATATAGAAAGACTACCTATATATTGAGAACCGCTGAATGACGGTCCAGACATATCAACTGTATATTGTGATGTTGGCGAATTTGCCAATACAGCCCCATTTAATCTGATTGTTGGTGCAGTTGCTAGTGTAACTAGAGCATTATTATAATAAACAGTTACGACAACGCTCGACAATTTTACACTACCTGTTGCAGATGCCCCAGTTGCAATTCCTTCGACATATATACCTATAGGCACGTTAATTGTAAAACTGGTTGGATTTGTATCTAAAACGCCAATCGCTAACGAACTGATAAATGTAGTCTCAATCCCAGTAAAGGCAGGTATATTATTATAAACTTCATCAACCCATTTGCCAATGGTATCCGGATTAAGTATTCCATATGCATCTGTATTTTTTTCGTAATTATACAATGGGACTGCTGGGTCATATTGTAGAGTAATGACAGGTCCAGGAACGTCACATGATGATGATAGTGATGGTAAATACAAGTCGCTATCACAATTTGTCGTTATATTATAAGCACTCTTAGCGTTCTTATTAATGGAAATTGAGTATTTTTGGTTTTTTGTAAATCCGCCAACTTTCGATGCATTACGATTATGTTGTAGAATCTCCGCCTTACGACGCATATCTAATTTAGACTGGGTGTAAGATGTGTTCACATATGGATTTGCTTGCATCTCTATTCGATTTTTTGGTAATGATGCAGTCGCCATTAAAAATATTTGCCGTTGCCTACAAGCGTTAGTATCGCCCATTATTATAATAATGAGCTATATTATTTATTATTTACTAGGGCTATACCACAAACTCGATAGATAATCAAAACGTGTATCTAATGTTTTTGATTCCGACTTTAGATTCGGACCAGCCATAGCAATATTATTGAGCTGGAAAATATTGAGTGAGCTATCGAAATACCTCAAATCAGATAGTGTTCCATCAAATTCACCTACAATCACATCGCCGAAATTCTGGCGAGGAATACTAGAGAACACATAACGCTTCGCAACTGTTCCATTCACATAAACGTCCATAATTTTATTCTGCATTCGAATTGCTAGATTGAACCAGCGACCCAACGGAATATTGGGAATCTCGATTATATTCGCATCGGACGCGTTTACTGAATCCATGCCTACAATAATCGAACCAGTTTTGTCTGCATTGCCTTTAAGGCTAACGCTAGGCCCCCGTTGACTCTCGCCAAATCCCTTCGTAAATATGTTTTTAGGCGAGTCTGGTAGTCTGTCTATATTAATCCAGACTGTCCAGGTAAATTCAATGCCTTTGTCAGCGTTATTTGAACGGTAGATAGTAACTGCATTCGAGTTTTTCGGGTCTTGCGGAATCCGAACCTGCCGATTCCCTGGTTGTATGCCCTTGATGACATACGGACTCTTAGATGGTTGCAATATGTAATTAATCAGAAAGACGCCTAAATTCATCAACATGATAAAGACAATCAAAACTAGAACCAAGAACGCAAATTTGGAAATCATGCTATTCGAGTTTAAAAACTCCTCGCTCGTTGTTCCGATGCTCTGCGTAGAGAAATCCTTCAAGGATGAACTAACCGATTCTGTAACATTATTTATAGTATTTGTAGCCCCAGTTTGTATATCAGGAAGTTGTTCAGTCAGCGGTCGATTTAACTCCATTACTATATAATTAGTATGATAAATAATTTACCATAAAGAAACACTCGTAGAAAGAACATTGTCCTTCAATATAGCCAGGTTCACACTATATTTGTTAGCTAAATTACTGAGACCTGTTGCAGAACCACTACCATTCAGGTAATCGCTCCAAACAGTCTGTGGATTGGATGCTCCGACAACACGATTGAACTTGGACATGAATACACCAGGATTTATTCCAAATTTAATCGGCGACGTGCCATCCGGCGTGTGCATGTCAACAACGGATTTTACAAGTTTTCCATCTAAATACATGTCAATCGTAGCGTTATCCACACTGATGACAACATATACCCACTTTTGTAAAGGGAAGTTATTTGTAATCATATGCGTTATGTCAGCGGTGCTAGTATGTTTTGTCGTTACGCTTAATACTGAGGTAGTCCCATTTAACTTGAGAGTCAAATCCTTATCCCTCGCAAATATAAACGCTGTAGATGAAATAGGCTTATCGACATATAACCACACACTGTATGTATATGAAACTGCATCTGGTTTTACGAGCTTGTCGCTGGTTATGTCAGCAAGTTGCGCTGACATATCGACCTCAACTTTAGATTGCGTATTACCGGATTTGGTATACACCATATAGAAGATAACTACAATGAGTAAGATGGCTAAAAAAATAACTAAAAAGTCCATTTATATATATGTTTTACATTATATTATTGGTAGGAGGATTGTTATTTCGCAGTAAATTGTAATTTGCGGTTATATCAATAATACTGATAGGCTTGTTATAATACTGTATATTACATATCGCACCATATATACCATTATTGCCGCCAATTGTTATTGTATTGCGGTCCTTGTTAATCAACGACTTCCTGTCACTTTTTCCGAATGTTCTTTCTAAATTGCCGTTTATAAAGATATCAACGGTATCGTTATCATTGAAATTCATAACGATGTTATTCCATTTCTGATTCATTAGTGATATATCATACGTTTGCTTATTAACTGTAAAACGATAAATATCCTTACCCGTTTTACTATCATTCTTAATATAGGATATTTTTGGATAAGCTTTCGCATATGAGAATATATTAGAATTTTTGTTATTTTTATTTGTCTGTGGATTAACATACACCCACATAGAGAACGCGTAATTGGTTCTCTTATAATCATGGTCTCCTCTATCTTGTCTAATAAAACTCTTTGTAACCATATTGTCTAAGAATTCTGGGGAATTCATAACCGTGATGCTATCCTCTTTAAGTTTCGATGAAATCAAAGTGGGAATAAATGCGTAACCTGCAATTAATATAGCTTCAATTGACAATAGGATAAATGTAACACTTGACGTTATACCATATTGAGCTTTTATGTATTTAATAAAGTCGGTAAACAAGCAAGGAATATAAACTATCAAGTTCATAATAAATCCCGACCATCCAACGGCATTGTTCAACCATCGTCCGAAGAAGTTGTTGACGGCCGAAATTCCAACGACAACAATTGCAATCAACAGACTTATTTGAATGAGATTTATGACAACGCGGTTTTGTAGGTTGTCCGAAACATTTTGGAAAATAGCGGATGTCTTGATGTATTTACTGTAAAACTCAGAAATCACACTAAACACTAAAAACGCAAAGATAACGAAGATAGTTGTATATGCAATAGGCTTGTCAGATTTTGCTGTAAATAGTTTATAAACTGCTACTAACATAATCATGAAGAATACCGCAAAAGTGGAAGCATACGCTTTCGACTCTAAAACATTGACTCCGGACACGTAAAACAAATTTCCGATGGTTACGATAATCAATAGAATCAATAATACTTGACTACGGTTTAATCCGTATTCTGTATAAAAATTTGTTATTTTGTCTATAATAGTGGTTGACTGTTCTGACATGAATTACCTAAACGTATATATATACATTATAAATTTTCAATAGCAGTTTTCTTTCCGTGACAATCTCTACAAA